CGGGATAAGCGTCCGTGGGTCGCGCGTGCACGTGGCCGCGAGCACGTCCAGGACCAGCGTAAGGTTCTGGTGGCGAACGCCACGAGCCAGGGCGGCCTGGTCCACGATGTCGAAGTGCCGGAGGTGAATGTCCTGCCACTCGTAGGGGACGAACCGGGACGGTAGCGTGACGCGCTCCCAGCGGGAGTCCAGGGCGACGCCGTCCGTTCCGGTACAGGTGTCCTGCTCCATGGGGGTCGACGGTGGCGGCGGTGCCTGCGTTACCGGCTGGACCGTCTGCTGCGTGGCGGGCTGCTGCGTGGCGGGCTGCTGCGGCGTAGCCCCGGCAGCCTTGGCAGCGGTGGCGGCCCTGGCCAGGGACTCGGCCATGGACGGCGCTCGCGCGGCCTTGGGGACGTAGGGGCGTGGGGTTGAAGCGGGGCGGGGACCGCCCTGACCATTGCTCATAACACACGTGCTCCGTTGAGATGCTGCTTACGCGAAAGGATCAGAGTTGTCCACAGAGAACGATACCACGGCGGACACGTGGCTGGTATGGGCCCCGTCGTACTCGTAGGGGTCCACGCGGGCTGGGCTGCAGCCGGTATACCTGAACGAGCCAACGCTGTCGCCGGTCTCGTCGAGCGGCGACAGCGTTATGTCTTTCTTCCACTGCGATGGCAGGCCGAAGTTTCCATCGTCGTCGATCACCAGGTTCTTCCAGGAACGGAAGAGCCTGATGACGTCGTAGCCTGAGGTCTCGGCGAACGTGATGGTTATACCGTCTGTAACCCGGGCCGTGGGAAAGTTGCGTGAGCCAGCGTTGAAAGGGGCTGGCTCGTAGTCCAACCCCTTATGGGTGGAGGTGAACCTTTCCACCAGAAGGTGGATGGTCTGGCCTGCGGCCTGCTGTCCCGGTAGGTCCGGCAGTGTGACGGTGAACCGCCACGCCGGGGCAGGCTTGATCACACCGTCCGCCCGCGTCCATGAAATTCCGGCCAACGGTTTGGTTCTCCTGAATATGATGGAGGCTGGATGCCTCCCTACATGATGGCAACACCGTTCTGCAGGACGCGGTCGAACGAGAAAGTGGCTTGTGCCAGGTATGGCTGGGCCTGCGATCCGTCCAGCTGCACCTGAGGCATCTCCTGTGGCCACATGTTGATGATCTCGAAGCCCAGGTTGGTGTTGCCGCTCTGGTCGATCACGTTCAGCGAACCGACGGTCGAGTAACCCTTCTTGTTCGCGCCGTTCTGGCTTTCCGAGCCGACGACGCGCTCCATCCAGGTACGGATGCCTGTATTTACCCGGGCATCCGTGGTCTCGACGAAGGTGGCGCCGATGGTCTTATCGTAGGTGCGGCGGCCACGGAAGTTAAACTCCATGCCCTGGATCGAGACCACCATCTGCTCGATCATTACCTGGGGAACGACGATCTGCGTGCAGCGCACGGCAAGCGTCTGGTTGAGCCCGTTCTGCCCCTGGGGTTCCACGAGCAGCTCGAAGCGGTCCGTGGCGAGAACGTCTTCAAGGGCGTCGAATTCTGTGAATGCAAGTCCGGCCATGTCGGTCTCCGGTTGGGTTCTCGGGGTGGCCCGGGAAGCCACCCCTGCGTCGTCAGAACTGGTTGTTCGCCGCCGCCATTTCAAGCGAGAATACCGCGCTCTGCCTGGTGACGATGCCGTCCAGCTGGATATACAAGGCGCTGAGAACCGGCTTGATCCACATGGCGATCTTCATTACTCGCTGGTCGATCACGTCCGGGGTGTTGTTCGAGGCGTCGCACTGGACGTAGAAGTCCGTGATGCCCTCGTCGTTCTGGATCGGTGCCAGGATCGCGTTTATGCGCGTCCGGGTGCGGTGCCAGGTAAACGGCGTGTTGGGCTCGAAGACGCTGTAGGCTGCCACGTCCGCGGCCTCGGTCATCACGTCGATCATCAGCCGCACGACGCCGACGCTCTGCAACGCGGACATCTGCTGTGCCAGCGTATACTCGCCCCAGATCACCCAGGCGCTGCCGTACTTCCGGATGACGTTCACCTGCGCGGAGGATAGCAGATCGCGGTCGCCCTCCTCATAGGTGTATCGCAGGCCGAGAGCCTGGCCGATGACGCCGCGGGTGAGACCCGCCGGTGAATACCAGCTGCGGGCTACCTTGTCCGTGTAGGCGTACTGGCCGGCCACGATACCGCTTGGCGGAACGTAGCGTCTGGCGCCCATGGTCTGGTCGTAGATTAGGATGTCCGGGGAGTACATCGCGCCCCACCAGGAGTCTATGTCCGCGACGTTCACGCGGTAGTTATGCGCGGACTGTGGGTCCTGCTGGTCGCTGGGCACGTCCAGGATCGCGATACAGTCCTGACGCGCTCCCGCGATGGCCACCATCTTCTGGTGAACCTCTGGAACCGAGTAGCCGGCGTTGATCAGGATGCGGACCGTGATCTTCTCCTGGTTGGCGAAGTCGTCCCACCCGGTGACCACCTGCTGGGTGCTGGGCAGCGCGCCGTCGAACCCGCCGGCCAGGTAGCGCTCGTAGTTGCTGTTGGTGACGTTGGTGACGCCGTAGACCCTACCGCTGAAGAACGGGTTCGTGTGGACGCGCACCCGAGGAGACCGGCGAGGGCCCATGTTGACGATGTAGGCGAAACCCGTCGGGTTGCCCAGGCCGTCCACGCCGTCCGCGTAGGTGCTGTTGAAGGTCTCGTCCGCGTTGACGAAGTTCTTGTTCTCGTAGACCACGAAGCTGAACGCGCCGGTGCTCGGCGTGTTGTTCAGAGTCTGGCGCCACGTGGTGGACACGCTGCCCGAACCGCCGGTAACCGTTAGTACGGAAACCTCCAGCTTGGTGTTCGAGTCCGGGGCGATCAGGATAACCTGGCGCGCGCCCGAGCCGGGCGTTCCAGCCGTGACGACCTGACCGGAGCCGCCAGGGAAGGCCGTGGTATAGGCCGTGATCAGGTTGCCGAGGGTCGTATCATTGTTCCCGGTGAACACGACCGGCGTGAGCGCGATGCCGTTGATCGTCGCGTTGATCGTGGCACCAGAGGTGATGGCAGCACTGAACGACAGCGTGATTCGCTGGGGGATACCGGTATCCACGCTGGCGATGCCTGCGGCCACACCGTTACCCCACGCGCCGGGGTTCTCGGACACGACGAAGGCTAACCAGTCCGCCTCGCGGGCCACGTAGGTCGGGTGGCCGGCACCCGTGATGGCCGCGCTTACCGTCAGCGTGACGGCCTGCGGAGAGATGAGGCGGATAACCTGCCTGTTGCTGCCGACGGGAACCGTCCACGCAAGCCCGCCTGCCGCGATACCGTCCAGGATGTTCTGGGCAGCCTGCCGGATGGCCTCGATCGTCGTGTTGTGGTCCGTCGTGAAGGGGATCGACGGTGAGCTGACGCTGTTGATCGTCAGTACGATGGAGTGACCGGCAGCGAACGTTCCCGTAAACTCCAGGTCTTGCACGTCGCGGTTAACCTGGTCGAACGGCACGGCCGAGCCTAGCGGGATCGAGGTGAACGATGTTCCAGCAGGGAAGCCACCGATTACGTTGTTCGAGATAAGGCCCATCGCGTACGTGGCGTCGGCGGACACGACGCGGTTAAACCAGCACTCGTTGCTCTGCAGCAGGAACGCGTCGATCGCGTCGAGGCCGTGGCCCCACGAAGGGTCCGTGGCCCCGTAGAGCGAGACGCGCTCCTTGTACGTAGAGATGTGACGCGGCCCCAGCGGGCCGCGACGGGAGCCGGCCACGATGGCTCCGATGGACGGGTTTACGTAGTTGGGTTGAATGCTGTCGTTGATGATCCGGGGATAGACGCCGGGTGAAACTCTGAAGGTCATGTTTTTAGTCTCCTGTGACTTCTAATGGCCGTAAGCATACGGCGCATGGCCTCGAGGGTTGCGGTGTCTACTGGTACCAAGACCGTTCCACGACTGGCATGGAAACCCCTTATCTCCCTCATCAGGTCTGCCGGGGACGTGCCGCCACGCCGTCCCTTGTAACAATTATCCCCAGCGGAGATTACTCTCAAATTAGCGTCCGTGCGTGGAGACCAGCCGTGTGAGCCTGGTACGGTTAGGCGCCAGACTGGTCGTCCTCGGTGACGGTCGCGGCATCGGTCCTGCCCCGCTCGACCACCAGGGCGGCAGCAGCAAACCTCTTCTCGACGGCCATGGCTTCTTCCGCGCTCTTGGGCGGGAGGATTTCGGGCTCGGGGATGGTTCCCTCGATGATCGTGGATGGGTCCACGCGGTCCGCGGGTCCCTGCTCCCAGCGAACGCCGTGCGGGACCTTCCAGGCAAACTTGTCCGCGACGGGGACCCTACGGCTCTTGGCCCACACGTGGACCGAGTGCCCGTCGAACGAGTGTAGGACCACAGGGTGGCTGTGTGGGTTCGTGACGAAGATGGTCATCTCTGCTCCTCTTATCTCACCGCCACCGTGGTGACGTTTGTGGGAAGGCCACCGAGTGTCGGGGCGTTGTTCTTCACGTAAAGCGAGCTCACGCCGGAGGGTGGAGACACGATGGCCAGCTGGCTCACGTCGAACTCCGTGGTGACGCTGGATAGCACCCAGCCGACGCGTACCGTGGCGAAGCGGTCCACCGAGATTA